CCAGCCACTCCGACTGGTGGCAGTTTTGACTTCTCCACTAACATACTGACTCCACCATCTACATGGTCGGCCACTGTCCCTTCTGGAACTGATCCAGTTTATATTTCTCGATCTGTTGCATCGATCTCTGGCACTACTGGCACAGACACAACTCTCACTTGGTCAAGTCCAGTTATTAGTTTTCAGAATGGTGGAACTGGAGCAACTGGATTAGCATCGATCACTGCTTATTTGCAACAAAGTCAGTCATTGGCAGCCCCAGCATTTACAACCCCAACCAGTGCTTCTGCTGCTCCAAGCGGTTGGTCATTGATTGCTCCAGTTGTTAGTGTTGGACAGGTGCTTTGGTATATCCAAGGCAAATACAATAGTTCTGCAATAACAATTGATGGAGTCGCTGCAAACACAACTGCTTGGACAGGGCCAGTTGCAGCAAGCATATTTCAAGACATTCGTTCTGACAATTGGAATGGAAGCACTCCTCCCACATATGGAAATACAGGCACATATGGAACTGCTGGTTATTACATAAGCAGAACAACTGGCAACTGCTTTTTTAATAATGGTATTTTTAGAGGCGATATAACTGGAGCAAGTGGTTCTTTTTCTGGTTCATTAAGTGGTGCAACTGGAACTTTTGCGGGTTCATTATCAGCGGCAACAGGAACATTTAGTGGTTCTCTTAGCGCAGCGACAGGAACTTTTGGTGGTTCGTTATCAGCGGCAACAGGAACATTTAGTGGTTCACTTTCTGCGGCTTCAGGATCATTTAATGGTGATTTAATTACTACAGGCCAACTGTCTTTAACCGGAACTGGCAATGTCATTGGCGGCTATTCTGTTAGCCAGTACATTTATAGTTCTGCAAGCTATGCCTGTATTTATGCAAACAACACTGCTAATGCGTCTGTAGCTACTTTTTACACAGGTAACGCTAGAACAATTTACGCACAGAACACAAGTACCTTTAGTGCTACTGCTGCAATTGTTGGGGACAACTTGGGCAATGGCCCGGGCATACAAGCAACAGGCAGCACAGGAACGGCCCTTATTGCTTACGCTTCATCAGGCAATGCAATAAATTGTCAGGGTACTTTGCAAATTACTTCTAACGCACAAGTTACAAATTTAAACGCTAACTTTTTGCAGGGAAACGCAGCAAGTGCTTTTATGTTGACCGGAAGCACTGCAAGTGATTCAAATGCCTTGGGAGGTTATAGCCCAGCATCTTGGGCTAGGATTTTTGCAACCAATTCAGGAACTGCAAATGCTGGTGGGTCGGGCTTGAATATCTTAGGCGGTACATCCACAGGAATTGTTGGTGCTTATGTTGGAACATCAGGCACAGGAAATATTGTAACTATTGAAGTTCAAACATCTAGTCCATCTGATATACGTTTAAAAGAAGAAATAGCCGATTCCGATTTAGGCTTGGCATTTGTCAACCAACTACGTCCTGTTTCTTACAAACTCAAAGCAGACCCTAAGCATCAAAAAGGCTATGGATTTATTGCTGACGAAGTTGCAGAGATTATCGACTTGGGTTCATCGCTTGTATATCACGAACCAAATTGGAAAGTAGGCGATGAGAAAGGGTTTAAAACGATTCACTACCCATCTTATATCGCTGTACTGACAAAAGCGATTCAAGAGTTATCAGAAAAAGTTGAATCATTAGAAGCAAAGTTGAAAGGTTAAAAATGTCACGCGAAATAACAATCCCTGCACAGACAATTAAGCAAGAAATTCAATCCTTAAAAGAATCACCCGATGATAAAGAAGTAATTGTCATCGTGGGCATAACGGATGATATGGGCAAGTTTATTGTCCCTCAACAATTCAAATCTTTTTCTATCAATGGGGAAATGTATATCGAATTAAACTCAGCAAACCCCTCTTGGCATCCAGAAAAGCCAGAAGGTACTTTTTTTAATGAAGACTTGTGGCATTTCATCGATCTATTGCAAAATTGATTAAGTTTATTTATTGATTTAAAATCAAGTAGTCTTGTACAAAACCCAATGGTAACAATTGAAAGGAACCAAAAATGGCCTCTCTAATTTATAACTCTGCCTTGAATGACATGGCAACTGGTGCGATTGATTTCGACACCAACTCCTTTAAAATCATCCTTGTGACATCGAGTTACACCCCAAACAAAGACACGCACACAAAGCGTTCTGACGTTACCAATGAGATCAGTGGCACTGGCTACACTGCTGGAGGTGCTGCCTCTGCGGTGACAGTAACCAATGACACTGCCAATGATCGCATCGACATCAACTTTGCTGACATTTCTTTTGCAAGTGCATCTTTGACTGCTGCTGCTGCTGTGATCTACAAGACCACTGGCACTGCTGCAACTGACAATCTGGTTGCATACCTAGATTTTGCTGGCAATGTGACCTCGACAAACGGCACATTTACTGTTGACATTACTTCACCTCTGCGAATCCAAAACTAAGGCAAAAGCCGTGAAAGGTAATCATGGCTTTAGTCTTATCAGATCGGGTCAAAGAGACATCTACCACCACTGGAGCCAGTGACTTTGCTCTGGGTGGTGCGGTAACAGGCTTTCAGACATTCTCGGCTGGCGTAGGAAATAGCAACACAACTTATTACGCAGTCTCGCTTGGTGCAGATTTTGAAGTTGGACTCGGCACACTGTCGGGTGATGGTCTAACGCTTGCTCGAACTACTGTTTTGCAATCAAGCAATTCAGACAACAAAGTTTCTTTTGCGGCTGGATCAAAAGAGGTCTTTGTCACTTACGCTGCTGACAAATCTGTTTTTATAGATGCTTCTGGCAATGCCAATCTTGATCTTAATAAAATTCAAGATGTCCAGATTACATCAGTTGCTGACAATCAAATCCTAAGATATGAATCAGCAACAAGCCTTTGGAAAAATAAATCATTGCAAACATATTTGACAGTCATTGATCGCTCTGCATCGACTGTTCATATTGCAATTTCAAATGGTTATCTGCCAATTCTAAATCGCTCTGGCACAACAATTCAAATCACAATTGCGTGAGGTAAAAAATGACTGCTCGATATCCTTTAGTCATCAATGGAACTCAAGTTCAAGAGTTGCAATCTGGTGACATATTAACTGGTCAAGCGGCCTCCGGTGCTAACTCCGACATCACATCTTTGTCTGGATTAACAACTGCATTGAGTGTGCCTCAAGGTGGCTCTGGTGTTGCTACTTTGACAGGTATTGTCAAGGGTAATGGGACTTTGGCATTCAGCGCGGCAACGGCTGGCACTGATTATGTTGCCCCAAGTGGTGCGTTAGGAACACCCTCCTCTGGTACTTTGACAAACGCAACGGGCTTACCTCTCACAACAGGCATCACAGGTATCCTTCCAATTGCCAATGGCGGGACAAACGCAACAAGTGCTGCTAATGCGCTGACCTCATTGGGTGCTTACCCTGCAACAAATCCAAGCGGCTTTACAAGCAATACAGGCACAGTCACATCGGTTGCTTTATCAGTACCTTCATTGCTATCTATCTCGGGAAGTCCGATAACAAGTTCGGGGACGTTTGCCATAACTTACAGTGGCACTGCGTTACCTTTGGCAAATGGTGGAACTGGCCAGACAACTGCTAATGCGGCATTTAATGCAATTGCTCCATCACAGTCAGGTAATTCTGGTAAATATTTGACCAGTGATGGCACTGATACCTCATGGGCTGTAAATCCTTTAGGCACTGTCACAAGTGTGGCTGGCATAGGTACAGTCAACGGTTTAACATTATCAGGAACTGTAACCTCAACTGGAAACCTCACCCTTGGTGGAACACTTGCTGTATCGGCATCTGATTTTTCATCACAATCAGCAAATTACATCCTTGCAGCACCAAGTGGAAGTGCTGGCATACCTACTTTTAGAGGCATTGTTGCGGCTGACATTCCACTACTAAATCAAAACACAACAGGCACTGCGTCAGGCTTATCAGCAACCCTTTCTGTGGCTTCAGGGGGTACTGGTGCAACGACAACAGGACAAGCATTAACCAACCTCGGGGCATATGCCTCATCCAATCCAAGTGGCTACACAACAAACACAGGTACTGTCACAAGTGTTGGAGGGACAGGAACAGTCAGCGGCTTAACACTAACTGGTTCGGTATCAACAACGGGAAATCTTACATTGGGAGGCACATTAGCTGTTGCCAATGCAAGCACAACTGCAACCGACTTAAATACTGCCTCGACCATTGTTGCTCGGGATGGCTCTGGTAACTTTTTTGCTGGAACCATTACAGCAGCTTTGACTGGCAATGCAACAACTGCAACGACTGCTGGAACAATTACAAGTCAAGCAAATAGCGCAACGATTGCGGCTGCAACTACAAACACGGCTTCAACAATTGTTCTGCGTGATGGTTCAGGGAATTTTTCTACAAATAATATTGCTGCGGTTGATGTAAATATTTCAGGAACAATAACTCCGCAATTTACAAAATCAAAAGTTTATCAAGACTTTGTTTCAAGCAGCACTGCAAATTCAGCAACCACCAACATTGATTTATCTTTGGCGAATACGTTTGTAGTGACGATTTCTGCAAACACAACACTGGCATTTATCAATGCACCTTCTGGCACAGATGTAACTTCATTCACGATTATTACTGTCAACGATGCCACTGGTGGTTATGCCGTTTCATTCCCTGCGTCAGCAACATGGGCGGGTGGTCAATTACCTCCAAGAACTACTGCTGCAAATAAACAAGACCTTTGGACTTTCTTTACTCGAAACGCGGGAACACAGTATGTCGGCACATTGTCCATCGCAAACTTCTGAGGCACACAATGAAGCTTGCAAAAAACCTACAAAGACAGAAAACCCTGTCAACAGTTTTTCAAACAGTTACGTTTAACGCACCCGGAATTTATTATCCCCCATATGGCAGAACGGCTTTTTTATTGCAAGGTCGAGGTCAACCGGGAAACTATGCAAGCGGGGGGAATTACGCAAACACAAACCCTGTAACGGGCGGGAATTACGCAAGTACCAATCCTATAACGGGCGGGAATTACGCAAGTACAAACCCAGCAACAGGGGGAAATTACGCGAACACAAATCCCGTAACAGGTGGAAATTACGCGAATACAAATCCCGCAACAGGAGGCAATTTTGCCAGCACAAACCCCGTGACCGGGGGAAATTACGCCAGCACAAATCCGACAACAGGTGGAAATTACGCTGGTGCGAATCCGGGATCGGGTGGTAATTATGCTGGTGAAAACCCCGGCTCTCCCGGTAATTACTCTGGCATGAATCCGGCTTCAGGGGGAAACTATGCTGGTGATAATCCGGGATCAGGGGGGAATGTATCTGGTTCAAATCCCGGATCGGGTGGCAATGCTGAAACTAATCCATCAACTCCCGGTAATGCTGTGGGAACGCTTTATCAATATTTTTCACCTTATCTTGCTGCATATACAGACTTATACCCCGGAAGTGTTTTTCCATCTTCCACTTACTCAGATAATACAACCATTCCCGGATATACTTATTTTGTTGTTTATGGCACATATTATAATGCAAGCACTCCGGGAAATACTTATTCAAACCCTTACGTTCCGGGTAATCCTAATTATAATGCTTACGTTGCAGGTAATCCTTACTATAATACTTATTTCCCCGGCAACCCTAATTTCAATCCATATGTTCCGGGTAATGCTTACTATAATCCTTACACTCCCGGAAATGCTGTTTATAATCCATATGTTCCGGGAAATATTAACTTAAACCCTTATGTTCCGGGTAATGATAACTATAACCCGTATGTTCCGGGAAATGCCAATATAAATCCATATGTGCCGGGTAATGATAATTACAACCCATATGTGCCGGGCAATGCTAATATAAATCCTTATGTGCCGGGTAATGATAATTACAACCCGTATGTTCCGGGAAATGCTAATTACAACCCATATTACCCCGGCAACCCCTCTCCACCAAGTTCGGTGTTGGGTGTGACTTTGCCCGGTGGAAGCAGTGACTCATCAGCACCTGTCATTGGTTATGTGCCTGTTGTAGTCGAGTATTCCAATTCTGGAACCCCTATCACTGTCCCTAGCGGTGGTTATGTCTTAATTCAAAACAATTAGCCATGAACAAAATTCCTGACATGAATCGAATTCCAGAAATGCACATTGCATTAGACAGCTTCATTGTTTATCAAAATGGTTTTAACGAAGATGAACTAAACAAAGTTATAAGTTTTGGAGAATTAGCTGAGTTCGAAAAAGGTCAAATTGGTTCGGGCGAAGGATCAGTAGTTTTAGCAGAGACTAGAGAAACAGATATTACTTGGATACATCCACATCCCGACACGCAATGGATTTATGAACGAATGACAAACATTGCAGCGAAAATCAATCACGATAAGTTTCAATTTGATTTAAGCCATTTTCAACCATTTCAATATGGTAAATACAAAACAAATGGACATTACAACTGGCATTTTGATTCAGGCCCAAACTTGCCTGAACATAGAAAACTATCATTTGTGCTTGGTTTGGTTGACCCTGATGGATACGAAGGGGGTGAGTTTAATTTGAATGTAAACGGGGATTCTAATAAAGCTCATAGTTTCAAAATTCGCAAAGGGGATTTGATTGTTTTTCCAGCTTTTATGGGGCATCGCGTTTCTCCCGTAACCTCCGGTGAACGATTAACACTTACTGCATGGGCTATTGGCCCAAAATTTAGGTAACAACAATGAACTTAATTTCAATCTTTAAAACACCAATCATTGAGTTTTTTTGTGATGCGCGTTACTTTGGCGTTGCACCAAATCCATGCCCTGCTGGTAAGAACATACCGGAATGGTTCAAACAAATTCCTCCGGTTAGCAAAACCAATAGGGATGCTTATTCAAGACCTTCATTGAACGCAAAAAAATGTTTGCCAATGATTGATGCAATGACCATTGGATTTACGATGCCTTTGGCTATTAGCCAGCACATTAAAACAAATCACGACCTATCACGAATTGAAGTTTGTCCAACATCAACAAGTTTTGACAGGGCTGTTGAAAGACATAGTTTAGAACAAGTAGGTAATGCGGAAGTTTTTGGTAAAGCTGATCCAGTAAAGTTTATAAACCCGTGGGTGGTTAAGACTTCCCCGGGTTGGTCAACTTTATTTATACCTCCAGTTAACAGCGAAGAGGATAGATTTATTTGTTTGGGTGGGCTAGTTGATACAGACAAGTATCCAAAACAAGTTAACTTTCCCGCAAGATGGCTAAAGCCTAATTTTGATGACACCCTTGTTGCTGGGACTCCTTTGGTGACAGCAATACCAATCAAACGGCAAAACATTGATCACATTGTTCGTCAAATGACCGATGTTGATGGCAAAGAAATTGACAGGATAAGACGTTGCCAAGACAGCAGAAGTCATTATTACACCCAAGAATTGAGATGCCCAAGATGATGGCTCAAATTCGCTCTTGGTTTAGCGCTACGCCCGAAATAACATTTCGACCTCATGTGGGCGCTCCTCAAGTTTCAAAAATTACAAGGATTCAATTGGCAAGCGAAGTTACTCCAACTTGGTTGTCTGATCAAAGAAAATACGAAAACAGTTATGACAAGTTTCAAAATTGTCCCGGTATGCACGATCTTATGCAAGCCGGTTACATCATCAACGCATGGGATGACATTAGGATAAAAGCAAATCGAGTTGGAACTGTTGCGAAAATGGAAAAGTCTTTTACTCAACCATTAAAACCAATGAATCCAAAAGTTGTGACTGGTATCGCACCGATTGAAAAAGATATGACATTGCAAGTGCATAAATTAAATACACCTTGGATGGTAACAACACGCGCTGGTTGGTCAGCAATGGTTTTACCAGCAACTTTCCATTCACCTTTTTTAAAAGACTTGTATGTTTATGGTGGCATCAACGATTATGAAAATTTTCATATTATGAATTTTATTTTTTCACCTTTGCGAGAATGTGAAGTTTTTATCCCAGCGGGAACTCCTTTGCTTCAAGTCATTCCATACAAACGAAAATCGCTGCAAGCTGTAACTGGTTCAGCAACAAAGAATGACCTTGATATTTATCACTTTTCTTTTCCTACGCGAGTACGGGCTGCATATCGAAAATTATTTCACCATCGTAAAACTTACCTTCTGGAGCATCAAAAATGACAATTTATTACTGCATTGAAAAAGACACAAAAAAAGTTTTGTCTGCGGGTTATTTGCAAGACACATGGGGAACAATTACAGGAATGAAAGATTTAAGCGAGCAACAAGTTTATGACTTGACTTGGGCTAATTATCCAAATCATGGTTTTATGACTTTACAAACCGCCCTAGAATTTGGTGTGGTGCAAACAGACTTAGATGCTGCAAAAGAAATAGGCGCAGTATTTCAATCAAATGTTGTCAAGGCTCAAAGATTGTGTTTTTTAACAGCTACAGATTGGAAATTTCGCAGCGACCAACAACCATCACAAGAATGGATTGACTACTGTCAAGCACTGCGCGACATCACAGATCAATCAGGATTTCCTTGGGAAATCAACTGGCCAGTTGCACCCGTAGGTTAAAAAATGCTTGGTCATTACGCACTTTCAGAGTTTCCAATCAGTACATCGGGCATTTCCGATGCGACTGCGAGTGCGTCCATTGGTACAGTCACAGCGAATGTTTTGGCTGCGTCTATCTCAGGAGATGCGTTAGCCCAATCGACAATTGGCACTTGCTCAGTAAGTGCAATAAACGCAACGGCAACTGGCGAGGCAAACACATCCAGTGCAATTGCCACTGTGACAGCCACAGTCCCAAGTTCTACGCAAACTGCTGATGCTCTGATTCAGGCATCTTTTCTGACAGACACAGCAACGGCTCCACAGGCCAGCGCAACTGGTGACGCAAACATTCAGAGTCTAATTGGCACTGTCACAGCGACTGCACCTAATGTTACTGCTTATCCTGAAGTTGTTGTTCAAGCGACAATTGGAACTGTTACAGCAACAGTCCCAAGCTCTAGCCAAACTGCTGATGCTCTAATTCAAGCATCTTTCATAACTGACACTGCCACCGCACCAAATGCGACTGCAACTGGTGACTCAAATATTCAGAGTGCAATTGCCACTGTCACAGCAACAGTCCCAAGTTCTACCCAGACTGCTGATGCACTGATTCAATCGTCTTTCTTGACAGACACTGCAACTGCACCAAATGCGACTGCAACTGGTGAAGCAAACATTCAGGTTTTGATCGGAACTGTCACAGTCACTGCACCAAATGCAAACACTTTTGCTGCAACTTTAGTCCAAGCAAATATCGGCACTGTTACCGCAACTGCACCAGCAGCCAGCTCAATTGGTGATGCAATGGCTCAATCTGCCATTGGAGTGGCCACAGCGACTGTTTTGGCATTCTCGACTTCTGCCACAGCCAACACATCGGCAAGCATTGGAGCTGTCACAGCAAGCGTTTTGAGCGTTTCTATCTTTGGTGATGGCAATGCTCAGTCAAGCATTGGAACGCTTGTCTCAACTGCTCCTAGTGCGTCTGCTGTTGGTTTTGCCAATGCTTTGGCATTGATTGGAACTGTCGCGGCCAATGAGCCTGAGTTTGTAGTTTCTGGCACTGCACTTGTCCAAGTGGCAATCCCTCTGGTTCAAAACCTTGCACCGACTGCCACTGCTCAAGGTGATGGCACTGCCTTTGCAAATATCAACACTGTCGGCTCGGTTGTTCCAAATTTGACAGTCTTTGGGAATGCCACAATTCAGGCTTTAATAGCAACTGTTACAGCAGCGGCTCCAAGTGCAAATGCTTTTGCTGTCTCTGCTCCCGCTAACATACTATATGTCTATGCTGAAAACAGAGAAATCGTGATTTCGTTAGAATCACGGGTGATGTATGTTGCCAACGAGGATCGAATTTTGGAGGTTTCTAATGGCTGATTTTATAAAAGACCCAACTGCGGTTCTTGACTATGGATTTGACTGGTCTGATTGGCTTCAAACTGGAGAGACAATTGTCACTTCAAGTTGGATAAACCCAGATGCGATTACTGTAAATCAAAGCGCAAATCTTGCAGAGTCAACTGTGGTTTGGGTGTCTGGTGGTACTGCTGGCAAGTCTTATCGTTTAACAAACAGAATTGTGACCAACAACAGCCCTGCCCGGACTGAGGACAGGACGCTTTTAATCGAGGTGCAAGAGCGATGAGCAACACAGAAACAACCACTGCCATCGCTGCCAAGTTAGCCCCACCAGCCACAGTTTCACTGGCAAGCGTGATGGGTGTTCAGGTCAGCGAGTTGGTACTTTGGGCAACCTTGATTTATACAGTCTTGCTGATTGGTCACAAACTTTGGGCAATCTATAAAGATTTTAAAAGTAAAAAAATTTCATAAATTGTACAAATCCCAGAAGTAACATTTGATTTATTTTAAGTGGCTGATTGTTATGTTTTTATCAACAACTTTAGCCACTGCTGCGAAGACTGAATATCGTTGTGTCCGATGGGCATGGACTGGTGATGTCTACAACCGAAAAGTTGTGTGCCTTGAATGGCAAAAGGTTGAAAAAAAATGATCGATCCGATGACAGCACTTGCTGGCATTCAGCAAGCTATAAGCATGGTCAAGAAGGCCAGCAAGGTGGCCAACGATCTAGGCTCTCTGGCTCCAATGATTGGCAAAATGTTCGATGCCAAATCAACTGCCACAAAAGCCCTGCTTGAGGCAAAGAAAAACAAAGGCTCAAACATGGGTCAGGCACTTCAAATCGAAATGGCCCTTGAGCAAGCAAGAGCTTTTGAAGAGGAGCTCAAGATGCTATTTATGACCTCTGGTCAGATTTTGACTTGGAACAAAATCAAAGAGCGACAGGCTCAGATGGACATCGATGATGCAAGAGAACTGAGGTCTTTAGAGAAGGCTGAGAAAGCTGCCAAGGCTAAAGAAAATGAAATGAATGAGTTAGCCATGATTATTGGTGGCGTTGCATTTGTTTTGTTCTTGGTTGCAATTGGTATTTATGAACTCATGGAGTTTTGCAATACCACAAGAAGGTGTGGTCGATGAACGAGTATCAGAAGACCTTTGATTTGTGCCTCAAGATATTCGTTTATGGATGTGTGGCTTTATGGTTTCTTGGGCTGCTCAAATTTTTGCCAAATGACCTCTCCGACAAGATCGTAAACCTACTGCTTGGCAGAGTGGGACTTGGAAAATGAAATATCTTTTGATCTTGCTTTTGCTGACAGGCTGCAAAGATGTCTATCGCTATAAGTGTCAAGACCCTGATCGGTTTACTGAGCCTGAATGTCAAAAGCCTCGATGCCTGTTTACCCAGACTTGTCCTGAATACTTAGTCGCACCAATTTTGGAGAAGCAAATTGCACCACAACAATCACAACAGCCAGAAGCTAAACGCTGAAGATTTAGAAATTAGAGTCTGGGGCTTTGTGGTCATTGCGGTCACATTGATTCTCTGCTTTATTGTGGTTGCACTTTTGTACTCTGTGACGTTTGTGACTCAACCAATAAAGAGCATGGCTCCAATTGATATGGCTTACACCAAGATGCTCAACGACATCGTGCTTCTGATAGTTGGCGGCATTGGTGGTGTGATTGGCAAAAAAAGTGTGGGTGCTGCTGTTGGAATGATGTCAAGCCAACCACAACAAGTGCAGTCTTACCAGCCCTCAGTGAATCCATACGCACCCCCACCGACTGTTGCCAGTGCTGCAAGCGCATTGTCGCAAGGCTACAACTGGATGGGCTTTAAGAATCCAGACCTTGACGAATCATGGACACCCCCTCCTCCTCCAACTACTCCACCAGACCTTTTGGAGTCTGACGAGGATCGAGAAGCATTGGCTTTAGCTAGAAAAGAGGTGACTTGATGTTTGGAATTCCACTCCCTTGGTTAATTCTTGGCGTATCTGTTGCGCTGTTTGGCACTTATCGCAGTGGCTATCACTTTGGCTGGTCAGACAGAGACAACGACATGAAGCTTGCCATTGCCAAAAAGAATGATGAGGCGCGTGTGCTTGAAAAAGACATGGCCACCAAATTGTCAGATCAAGAAACTCTACTCAGAAAGGCTCAAAATGAAATTGTTAAGAAACAGTCTGCTATGCACGAGCTTGCTCGCACTGGTCGGTTGCGCATCCCCACCCCAAGTTGTCCACAAGCCAGCCCAAGTGCCCCCATTGCCCCAAGAAATATCGAACCCATCCAGCCCGATCAAAGCGAATCTGAGCGAACGCTTATATCAGCTCTTATCGACATCGCAGCCGATGGGGATAAAGCCATCGTCAAGCTCAACTCCTGCGTTGAAGCCTACGACAAAATGAGGGAGTTGATCAATGGTCAACAGTGAACAACTGAAACAACTTCACATTGGTGCTGAGTGGGTTGATGCTCTGAATGCCACTTTTGAGCGTTTTGACATTTCCAATTCGCTCAGACAAGCGGCTTTCATTGGTCAATGTGGCCATGAGTGTGGACAGTTTAAAGTGCTTGAAGAGAACCTAAATTATCGGGCAGAGGCTTTGCAGAAGTTATGGCCTAAAAGGTTTGATGCTGCCAAAGCACAAAGTTGCGCTCGAAACCCAAAGTTGATTGCAAACACTGTCTATAGTTCACGCATGGGAAACAGAGATGAGGCTTCTGGTGATGGATATCGCTTCAGAGGCAGAGGTTGCATTCAGTTGACAGGCCATGCAAACTATTACCATGCAGGGCAAGCTTTGGGGGTTGATTTCGTCATGGAGCCAGAGTTGGTAGCAACTCCAATGTTTGCGGCTCTAACTGCTGGGTGGTTTTGGGACACCCACAAGCTAAACCAATATGCTGATTCCCGAAACTACAAAACCATGACCAAGAAAATCAATGGTGGCTTTATTGGCCTTGAAGACAGGATCAAGCATATCAATCACGCGCTGGAAGTGCTAACTTAGTAACTCGGTCAAAGCCTTGACTCGATCTATATATGCTTTGGTGTGCCTTGCTCTGACAACAGTGTCTATGCTCTTCAAAGTGGCTTCATTAGCCTCTTTAAGCTCACGCAAAACTTTCATTCTTGTTTTTGCTTCTACCTTGCCAGCCTTTGCAGTTTTGTCAGCGATGATTTCATAGGCATCTTCCCATTGCTCAAGCGATTCGTAAGTGCTATATGGGTCAGTCTTATTTGGGACAAACAAATTAAATGAGCCAGTAGTGTTAACAGGCTTGGCCTCTTCCACCTCAGAAAATTCAGCAGCCATCTCCTCAGCGTCTTGATTTTGGCTAAATGCCTCCTCAATCAGCAATGTGTCTGTTGTCTGCTCAGGAATCTCAACTCGCTTTGGAGCAACCAAATCAAGAGGATTTGCTGGCTTGGCCATTGGGACTGGCTTGGCATCATCTGGGAAGTCTTGAAGCTCCTCAGTTGAAACCATACCTTTAAGCACATCGGCAAAGGCCGTTCTTAAAGCCCAAGATCGCGCCCTATGCTGGAGCATTCTGCGAGGGTAAGAAGCCCATGTGTTCTTACCCCACAACCCTGCTCTTTTTGCATCCTCTACAGAGAATTTCACTGTCACTGGCTTATGACCTTTTCTAGTGGCCACACAAACCGCAATTGGGTTTGGTGTGCCTTCATCCTCAATGTATTCCTCGATGTCATCATAGGCGGGGCTGCTTTGAACCAATGCCATGAGCGCATCACCCCAGATCGATGGCCTGCCGTTGATAACAGTTATCGAATTAAGTGACTGCATGGGGGCAAGGCCAAGCTCCATGCCCCACTGAATAGCAACCAAAATGTTTTGTGGCTTGCCAATGTAGTCCTTTGGAACCATGTTGCTACTGGCTAACATTTCGCAAAACGTCATGGCCTCAGTTAAGTTTGATGGTGAAAAGCCTCTGTGATTAGTGCTTAATTGCATTTGCAATCTCCTCTTCTGATAACTCAGAGTTAATAACTGCCAACACAAGCTCTGCAATAGCCTCAACAGCCTTCTCAGCCACTTCCCGAGGCATCTCAGGAGTTGCCTCCATCATTGCCTCAACTGCCATCAAATAGGCTTTTTCAATAGTTTTGACATTCATACTGTTAGCCCCTTGATGCTCAGATTTGATTGACGCACTGAATATGCTTTTCGTGAGGGAGATAGTTTTTCGGGTGAGGCTTTGTAGTGATTGGGCATGTCGTAAATCACTTCTTCCTCCGAAAGAATCTGACGGAAGAACCCACATTGATTGT